GGAAGCGCATGTCGGCAATGTGCAGGATGCCGTCATCGTCACCGGCACCTCCTTCAAAGGCTCCAGCTCCACCTTCACGCTGACCATTCAGCCGCAGGAGCGCGTGCAGTTCATGACGCAGTGTAAAGCCGCACTGAACACCATCGACGGTGGTTCTGCCATGCCTGCTGCTGGCACCAAACTCGACTTCAGCACCCGCATCACCTCGACATGAGTTCGCACCGTTCACGTCATCGCGCCAAAATCGCCGCGGCTCAAGCTGCGCTGCCCTCCTTTCCTGCCGCTCGTCCGGCTCAAGGCGTGCGCGATTTCCTGAACTACTCCGGCGTCGAAGCCGCACGGTTTACGCCGAATCGCGGCACGATGGACTACGCCCCGCTCGATCCCAGCAAAGTGCTCACCGGCTCCGCGCGCAAGACTGTCCTGCGCAAATGCCGCTGGCTCGCTGTCAATGACGGCTACGCCAAATTCCTCGTGCATGGCCTCGCGAACTTGATCGGTTATTACACCATTCAGCCTGCTACCAAAGACAAGGCGTGGAACAAACTCGCCGAGAAGCATTGGAAGAACCGCATCAAGAATCCCGCCGTGTTTGATCGCACCGGCAAGTTCAATCACCCACGCTGGCAGCTCGCGCTCTCGCGTGGCAGCATTCGCGATGGCGACATCCTCACCGTCCTGACCTACGCCGCCAGTGGTGCCGGTCAGATCCTCTTGTATGGCTCGCATCAGGTCGATGATGGCAACAAAAAAGCCGACAACCTCCGCGATGGTGTCTATCACGACAATCTTTTTACGCACACCGGATACAATCTCGTCGATGCCAAAGACGATACCAAAAGCACCGTCATCAAAGCCAGCGATGCGCTATACTACGGCGATTTCCAAGACCCCTGCGAACTCCGGCCGATGCCGCGCTTCACGCATGCGGTGAACGATCTACATGACATCGCCGAAATCGACCTCGACAGCAAACTCGGCATCAAACGCCGTCAGTTCATCGGTCTCTATAAAAAGCGTCAGTCCGCCAAGTTCGGTGGCCCGAATGGCCTCGGCGTTTACACCGCACCCGTCACCACGGCAGGCCCTACGGTCACCGCTACCGCCGCCGATGGCACGCAAACCTCGCAGCAAACGCTCGTCTCCGTTGAGTCCGTCACCGAACGCACCGGCATCGCCTCACTCGATGAAGGCGAAGACTACGGCGTCATCCAGGCGGACAATCCCGGCCCGAATGAGCGCGAGTTCAACAAGACGCTCCTTTCCAAGATCGCTCTCGGACTCGGTCTCTCGCCCACCGTTGTCTTCAGCATGCTCGGTGCCGGTGGCCCCGAGGTGCGCTTTCACATGGCTATGCTGCAACGCTGGATCGAGATCGAGCTGATCAATCTTCTCGCCACCGTTCAGTCCCATTACTTCTGGGTCATGGGCACCGATATGGCACGCGGTGCCCTGCCCTTCCCTGATGACGACGAATGGTGGAATCACATCGCCATTCCCTGCGCTGATCTCACCATTGATCGCGGCCGCGAACTCTCCGGCAAAATCAACGCCCTCAAAGTCGGTGCCATCACCCACGCAGATCTCTATGCCGAAGCAGGCCGCGATTGGGAAGATCAAATCGAACTTCAAGGCGAAATCATCGCCCACGCCTCCCGCGTCGCTGCGGAAAAAGGTTTGAGCGGCGGACTCTCCGACCTCATGCCCGAGTGGAACACGACCCGCAACAACGCCGCCGTCGCTCCACCGAGCACCGAGCCGCTGCCAGAATAAATTCAAATAATTCCGCCGATGATAAATCAACAGGTAATCGCTGCCAAGCCAACTAAATACAAAGACGTTACATTCCGTTCTAAAAGTGAAGCGAGGTTTGCGGTGATGCTTGAATTAGCGGGTATAAAATGGTGCTATGAACCCATTCATAATGACCCCGATTTGCAATGGAAACCTGATTTTTTGTGTGAGTTTCCAATTAGAAACGGTTCAACCTCGGCAGTATTGGTTGAGTATAAGCCAACAGAGCCTAATCCTAATTACAAAGAGTGGTGGTTTAATGAAGCAATCAATTCATTAGAAGGCAGCACTATATTAAGCGGGGGGAGTGAAAGCACGATTGATGCCGCAGTTCTACTATGGGGTTCTTGGTTTAACGGGATAAATGGGTTCGATTATATTAATGTGATTGTTAATGAAAAAAAAGCAGGTAGCTATTGGAGTATTGTTCAGGAGTATTTTGCCGACAAGTTCTTTGGTGCTATGAAATTCAAGCACTCAGCAAATCATTACCGATTCGATCTTTGATTCTCGATTGACATGTGCACTCTCGCATGTCCCGCAAAACTTGGTTTTCCATCACCAACACCGCCGCCGCCATTGAAGTCTCCATTCACGACGAGATCGGTGCGTGGGGCATCTCTGCCAAGGATTTCCTCACCACGCTGAAGTCACAGCCGCAGAATCTCCCACTCAATCTCTCCATTCATTCCCCTGGTGGTGAAGTGTTCGACGGCTGGGCCATTTACAATGCGCTGAAGGCGCGCACCGCGCCGGTGAATGTGAAGATCGAAGGTCTCGCCGCGTCGATGGCCTCCGTTATCGCTATGGCTGGCAGCACGATCACCATGCCGCGCAATGCTTACCTGATGATTCATAATCCGATGGGTGTTGCCATCGGTGAAGCTGCTGACATGCGCGATCTCGCCGCGCTGCTCGACAAGCTCCGCGATGGTATCGTTAACGCCTACGAATCACGCACTGGCATGCCGCGTGACGAGATCATCGCGCTCATGGATGCGGAAACATGGATGGACGGTGCCGACGCCCTCGCTCGCGGCTTTGTGGACAACAACAGCGACGCCGTCGCGCTTGCCGCCGCTGCCTTTGACACCCGCAAGTTCATCAACATGCCCTCCGCCGCCATCACTCCCGCCCAAGAGATCGAGCCGATCTCTACGCCCGTCGCCGATCCCGCACCCGTCGAGCCTGCCGCTCCGGTTGTCGAAGACCCGCCGACCGAAATCATTCCCGCCGCATCCGTTGAGCCTCCGGCTCCTGAAGCCAAAGGATTCTTCGAGCGCATCCTCGCCGCTGTCAGTGGCGATGCTACGCTGAAGACCGAGCTAGCATCCGCTCGCGCCGCCCTCGCTTCACGCGATGGTGAAGTCGCAGCCCTGAATGCCAAGCTCACCGCCGCCGAGGCCAAGGCCGCGCAGTTCGATGCTCTCGTCGCGCAGGTGACGCAGCTCGAAGCCGCTGCCAAGACCACCGGCCAAGCTGCCGCCGAGATCGCCGCCGCTCATGGCCTCAAGCCTGAAGCCGTTGCCGCGCTCCCGTCACCGTCCGATGACGCCGGTGCCGACATCGTCGCGCAGTTCAACGCCATCACCGATCCCGCTGCCAAGCGTGACTTCTATCTCAAAAACAAGGCCAAACTCAAGGCCGCTTAATCCTTCTTCTCTCTCACTCTCATGACTCTCAATTTCAATGATGCCATCTACGCTCAGGAAGTGCTCAACGCCTTCGTTGCGAATCTCACACCGCTAAACGCGTTCTCTCGCGATTTCTCCGGTGCCACTGCTCAACGCGGTAACGTTATCTACGTTCCCCGCATCGACGCTGTGACTGCCACCACCTTCAACCAGTCCTACATCGGCACGGGTGGAACGGTGAACACCATCACCGTCAATCTGAATCAACACCGCATTCAGACCATCGACCTGACCGATGTGCAGCAGCTCAACAGCTCCGCCGCGAAGATCGAAAACTTCGCAGCCCAGCAGGGCAAGGCACTCGCCAAAATCGTCCTTCAGGACATCTGGAGCATCATCACCACGACGAACTTCACGTCCGCCACGGTGACGACTGCCGCTGCCAACTGGAGCAAGACACAGGCCCGCGCCATGCGTAAAGCTCTCGCTGCCGACAACGTCAACATGGACAACATCAGCCTCATCCTCTCTGTGGATGCGTATGATGCGCTCCTCGGTGACTCCACCATCAATCAGGCTTACGCCTACGGCTCCGCCGCTGCGATTCAGGATGGCAAGATTCCGAAACTGCTCGGCATGAGCGTTTACGAGTCCAACGTCATCCCGCTCAATAGCATCAGCCTCAACAGCTTCGCCTGCCATTCCGACGCCATCGCCGTCGCTATGCGCAACGTGTCTGCTGCTGTGCCTGATGGTGTCTATCAGGGCCTCGAAATGCTCACTGATCCCGCCAGCGGCATCAGCATGGGCTACCGCCGCTACTACGACGGCACCACAGGTAAAACCCACGCGTCTGTCGAGTGTCTCTTCGGCTACGCGGCCGGTCTCACCCCCGGCCTCAAACTCGCCACGGTGCCGTAATCGCACCCCTCATCACAGCGGCGCAGAGAATGGTGCTCTCTGCGTCGCTCCATCTTGGGAGCAATCCCGCCCGCGTTCGGAGCACCACCGGCGCGGGTTTTTTTTATGACCATGACTAAAAGAACAACCAAAGAAAGAAAGCTAACCAAAGAACTCAGGGCAACAATTCGACAAAGAAATGAATTAGAAACTCAGTTGGCAGCCATCGGTCAATTCCTTCCTGGTCGCAACCCTCTGTCCCTTGAAGAAACGCAGCGTTGCATCAATGCCGCGCTTTGGAATGTGAGTGATCGTCTCACATCGCTCGAATCAAAAATGAACGGCATTTTACAAGCCGCTGAAAGCACTGAGTCCGTGATGAAGAAAATGCACGCTCTTTCTCAATTTCTAAACACATGAGCCAAATTTCCCTCTGCATCATCGCTGGCAACGTCGCGCACTACCTGCCGCGTTTCCTTGAATCCTTCAAACCACTCGTGGACGAGATCGTTGTCGTCCAGGCCATCGGAAATCAAGCCAGCGATAGCACACTCGACATCGCCCGTGCGCATGGCTGCCATGTCGCCGTGTATCAAAACGATCCCGCGCATGATTGGCCTCATGTGGATGACTTCGCTGCTGCCCGTAATCTCGCCTTCTCCCTCGCCTCGCATGCGTGGGTTATGTGGGCAGATACTGACGACACCATCTCACCGCACAGCATCAAGCAACTCAAGCAGGCTCTCGCCACCGCGCATCGCGACACCGTGGCCATCGCCGCGCTTTACAACGTGCCCGAGGATGGCTTGTGTGTGTATCGCGAGCGCATCGTGCGCAAAGGTCATGCCCGCTGGATATATCCCATCCACGAGACGCTCGATTTTTCCGATGAGGAAAAGACGCACATCATGCGTGTCCCTGCCGTCATCGAGCACATGCCCGATCTCAAACGTGGTCGCGTGGCCAATGACGAGCGCAATGCTCGCATTCTCGAAAGCATCCCTGCCGAAGTGCGCACCACGGGTCACACCTTCCATTTGTTTCAGTCGCTCCGCGCTCTGGGTCGCATCGGTGAAGCCATCCAGATCGCCACCGGTCTCCTGCGTTCACCGCCGCCCGATCTCGGTGCGCCAGAGCACTATGAACTGCTCATCGCCCTCTCGCAGCTCAACGACTCACCGGCGAACCGTGCGCAAATGCTCCTGCAAGCCGTTGGAGTCTGCCCTGAACGCCGCGAAGCCTATGGCGAACTCGCCCTGGCAGAGATCGGCTTGAACCGTCCCGAGGCCATGCTCGCATGGACGACGGCCATGATGTCACTGCCTCCGCCCGTTGGCTATCTCTGGAATGCCCGTGCTAAATACTACGGTTGGTGCGGTGTGAATCTGCACGCCATGGCACATCGCGCTAATAATCAGCACCACAAAGCCGATGCGCTGGAATTGAACCACTTCAAAGCCCACGGTGCCAAGATCAGCCTGCTGCATGCCACGCGCGGCCGTCCTCAACTCGCCGCCAAGTCCCGGCTCATGTGGTTCAATCGTGCAGACAACCCTGATGCCATCGAGCACATCTTCGCCTTCGACCCCGATGACGAAGCCAGCAATGCGTTGAGTCTTTATCGGCATGTCGTGCCGATGGATGGCAGCGGTGCCAGTGTCGGTGCATGGAATGCCGCTGCACAAGCCAGCGCCGGTCAGATACTTGTCCAGCTCAACGATGATTTCATCCCGCCGATGCATTGGGACACGCTCATCCTCGAAGCCTTCGCAGGCAAGATCGGCCAGCCAGCCGCGCTGCATGTCAGCGATGGCCACCGCACCGACGATTTGCTCTGTCTCTGCATCATCACGCGCGCGCGCTACAAGCAGCAAAATCATTTCCTCCACCCGCGCTTCAAGTCTGTTTACAGCGACAACTATCATTCCGTCATGGCCTACAATGACGGCATCGTCATTGATGCGCGTCACATCGTCATTGAGCACGACCATCCCTATTTCAAAGGCGGCGAAGGATGGGACGAAACCTACGCGAAGCACAACTCCGCCGAACGCATGGCCGAAGGCAAAGCCATCTTCACCGAACTCACCGGACTCGATCCCGATCAAATGACACCATGAGCCGCCCCCTTCTCTCCATCCTCACCCCCGCCTGCTGGGAACGTGCCGACAAAGTGCGCACGCTTCGCGATGAACTCAAATCGCAGATCGACCAATGCCCATCCGGCACCGTGGAGCATCTTGTGCTGCTCGATAACCGCACGCGCTCTGTCGGCCTCAAACGGCAAGCCCTGCTCGATGCCGCGCTCGGTGACTACATCGCCTATGTGGACGACGACGACTGGATTGCGCAAGACTACGTCCCCGCCCTTTTGGCTGGCATCGAATCCGGTGCCGATGTCATCACCTTCGAGCAGCAAGTCCACGTCAACGACCAGCAAGGCAAGGTCGTCATGCATCTCGGAGCCACTGACGAAGTCTGGAAACCGGGGCGCATCACCCAGCGC